CTAGTGTCCACCGGGACTGATTTTGTAACCGTCACCGGCACCACCCCCTTTACTAATCTGCTGAATACCGGCTGGCATCATTTTGCCTTTGTTCGCAGGGCTAGCACGTTCACGCTTTACCTTGACGGCATCAGAGAAGGCAGTGCGATCTACAATGGCGCGGTCAACGATGCGAGCCAGCCGTGGGGAATAGGTGGCGCCGGCTCCACGGTCATGCCGCGGTATGCCGGTTGGTTGGATGAGGTACGGCTGTCGGTCGGCCGCGCGCGCTGGGATGGGGATTTCATCCCGCCAACGGCGCCCTATTTCGATACACACGGCGTCGCCTGCGGTCTGACTGCTGCGCGCACCAGCAACGGCGATTGGAAAATCTATGCCGGCACCAGGGGCGCGCTGTTTCTGTGGACTGCAGCCGGCTGGACAAATGTCAGCCGCGTGAGCGGCGGCGCTTACAATGTGCCGCCCGATGCGCTGTGGTCCTTTGCGCAATTTGGGACCAAACTGCACGCAGTAAACGTGAACGATGATGTACAAGTGATCGATATTGATGCCGGCACCAATTTCGCTGCGCTCGGCGGATCTCCACCGCGCGCAACCAATGTCTACCAGCTCGGCGATTTTCTGTTCCTGTCGGGGCTGGCATCCAACAAGCGCAAGATCATGTGGTCCGGCATAAACGACACGACAACGTGGACCATCGGCATCAACCTGTGCGACGAGCAGGAATTCCCGGACAACGGCCCGGTGATGGGCGTCAGCGGCGGTGAGATCGGCTATGTGCTGCAGGATCGCGGCATTCGCACCATCCAATTTTTACCCGGTGACACCACCTTCATCTTCAATTTCCAGCGGATACTGCACGATCGCGGCTGCATCTCGCGCTACGGCTTCATCTCGATCGGCAACGTGCTGTACTTCGTGGCGGAAGACGGCTTCTATGCCATTGCCGCACAGCAGGTCACCACGATCGGCGCCGACAAGGTCAACGATTGGTTCCTGGCTAATTCCGACATTGATCGGCGTGATCAAATTCAGGCGTTCTCGTTCGTCAACAAGCCGCGGATTGCTTGGGCATTCCATAGCACCCCGACCAGCACGACCTATGACCGGCTGATCATCTATGATTGGAGCAATCAGCGCTGGACGGCCGTCATCGAGCAAGCCCAGGTCTGGGCCACGCTGGCTTCGGTCGGCCTTGATCTGGATACGACCGGCGCTGCGCCGGGCGATATCGATCTCGACTCGACCGCGCTGGGGCTTGACAGTTTTGCCTATGTCGGCGGTCGGCCGCTGATCGGTGCCATCGACGAAAACGGCTTCCTGTCATCATTGTCAGGCCCCAACTTGAAGGCGACGATGGAAACCGCCGAGACACATCTCGTTCCCGGCATGCGCACATTTGTGTCCGACGCCTACCCGCTGGTCGACGGCTCGGCGGAAACGGTGGCGGCCGGCACGCGCGAGCGGCTGCAAGACCCGATCGTATGGGAAACGCCAGCCCCGCTTGAAATCACCGGCTCGGCTGCGGTCTACAGTTCGGCCCGGCTGCATCGCTTCCGGGTGGTCGTGCCGGAAGGCAATGCCTGGACCCATGCGCAGGGCGTCGTGGTCGAAGCCCAGCAGGATGGTACGGTGGCATGAGCCTAGATGCACCGTTTCGCCGCGCCTTTGATGCTGCCCGCGATCCCTACACCGCACGCAACGCGTTGGGCATCACGACAACAGGCGGCGGCGGCGGCGCCCCCATCGGGGCGGAATACATCACATCGTCAACTGATGCGACGCTGACCAACGAGCGGGTGCTGACCGACACGCCGTCAATAACCTGGGATTTCACGACGCCCGGTCAAGCCAAGGCCAGCACGACCGCCGGCGGTGGCAATGTCAGCAACTCCGGCACGCCCACATCAGGACAATATGCCAAATGGGTGACGGCGACCACGATCCAAGGGGTGGCGCCGGCGACAGTGCTCAGTGACATCGGCGCGCAGCCGGCGGGGAGTTATCAGCCGCTTGACGCCGATCTGACTGCGCTCGCCGCACTGGCCGGCACCAACACGATCTACTATCGGTCTGCCAGCAATGTCTGGTCACCGGTCAACGTCAGCACCGGCTTGTCGTTCAGCGGCGGCAACCTGACCGCAACCAGCGCCGGCGGCAATGTCAGCAATTCCGGCACCCCGGTTGCCGGGCAAGTGGCACTGTGGACCGATGCCACGCACATCCAAGGCGTAAGCTCGGCATCGGATCAGACGACGGCACGTAGCAACATTTACGCCGCGCCATTCGACGCACTCGCCTACAACGGTTTGCAGATGAACGGCTCGTGTGAAGTCAGTCAGGAGCGTGGCAGCGCCGGGTTTACTGCGCCTTCAGCTACGTCGATATATATTCAAGACGGCTGGGGGTTTTTCCATGCTACGGCACCGTTGGCGATGGGCGCTTTTCCTCAACGTGCTGATGGACCGGCAGGATTTGCCAATTGCACTGCTGCAAATGTTACTACGGGCAAGGCGGTGTTAGGTGCAAGTGATCAGGTTTTCTTTCAGCAGACAATTGAGGGTTATCGGATCAGGCGGCTGAGTTGGGGCACTGCCAATGCCCAGTCGCTATCAATTGGGTTTTGGGTCAAAACGACTATTGCCGGGACCATGGCTGTTTCGCTTATTGGAGGCGGCGGCAGCCTTCGCACTTATATTTCCAATGTCGTCATTAATGCTGCAAATACCTGGGAGTACAAGACGCTGACAATCCCCGGCGATACCGCAGGGACGTGGGCCAACGATAATACAGCGGGCTTGATCGTTCGGCTTTGTTTCGGTGCGGGATCATCGGTGCAAGCTCCCTCAACTGGGTCGTGGTTGGCTGGCGGTTTTTCCGGGTCATCGGCGACTACTAATTTTGTTGCCACTGCGAGCAACCTCATTTCCATCACTGGGCTGATCGTGTTGCCCGGCATTGAACTGCCGTCCGCCGCACGTTCGGCGTTCATCATGCGGCCGTACGATCAGGAACTGATGATGTGCAAACGCTATTTTTACAATGGTGTGCCGCCGCTCCGTGGCGTGACGGCTGCTGCTGCTGCTGCAAGCCGGGTGGCTTGCCTACATCCAGTTGAAATGCGTGCGACTCCGACCCTCACAATCTCTGCGGCATTGCCGATCTACGATGGCGTCACCGTCACAACAATCACCAGCATCGGTTCGAACTTTACAACCACGACCGTGGTTGAATTTGAGGCAAATACGGCGGCGGCTTTCGGCGGCGGGCGACCAGCCATGGTGTATCAAGGGGCTGGTGGCAACCTCAATGTTGATGCGAGACTGTAATGGCGGAATATCAACTCACTGCGACCGATGCCGTGATCCGCACCGCAGATGGTGCGTGCATTCCGAACGATCCAGCCAACAAAGATTGGCAAGAATATCAGGAATGGCTGGCCGATGGCGGCGTGCCCGATCCTTACGTCAAGCCGCCAAAAGTGACCGTCGAGAATACCGCTGACTTCATCGCGCGATTTACCAACCAGGAATACGCCAAACTGGGCAACGTGCGCGTCATCGATGCGCAAGCGACCAAGGTGGGCCTGAGCAAGAATTGGGACATCGTCGTGCTGGCGGATGTCATCAACCTTAGTAATCAGAAAGCGCAGACGCTAAAGGCAGACCTTGTAGCGGCGGGCGTGCTGACGCAGGCGCGCGCCGACGAGATATTCAGCTAAGAGGATAGGACCATGCCGGGCGAGAACATTCAGGATTGGTCAACCACCGCAGCAACGAACGGCTCGGCCGACTCGTTGATCAATTGGGCCGAAGGCCAGCCACGCGCCAGTGTCAACAATTCCGCGCGCTCGATGATGGCGGCGCACGCCAAGGATCGCAATCTGCAGAACGGTTCGATTGTCACCGGTGGCACCGCCAACGCGCAGACATTTGCTTCCGGGCTGTCTTACACCACCGTGCCGACTGGGCTGCGGGTGCTGCTCAAGATTGGCCCGGCGCTGACCAATACCGGCGCCGTCACCTTGAACATGGACGGCATCGGCGGTGCCGCGGTCAAAAATGAAACGGGCCTCGCTTTTACCGGCGGGGAATTCTTGGCCGATAGTTATGCCGAATTGGTATATGACGGCACGAGTTGGATTTGTCTGGCTCATGCGTTGCGCAAAGGCGTCACCGATGGTTCGGATGCCCCGGCCGGTTACGTCGGAGAATATATAATACAAACTGGCCTGGTAACGCCTAGCTTTGGTAATAACATTTGGGCGCAAATTGGCGTCGTTTCGTTGTCGGCCGGTGATTGGAATGTCAGCGGAGGGGCCAACATTATCGGCCTTGCAAGCAGTGGTGTTTTCTATCTGTCAATTGGACTTGTCACCGCCACCGCCAATCCGATCCCCGGCTATATAGCGACGGTGCCTGGATTTCCTGACATCTGGGCAATCACCGGGCCGGTGCGGTTGAGTTTGGCAGCGGCCACGAATGTGTATCTCAATGCCCTGAACTCTACCCCCACAGCGGGCAACCTGACTGCCAGCCAAATCCAGGCGCGACGCGTGAGATAGTGCTTGTTGCATCTCGTCCCGATCCCGATCACGCAGGAGTGCCTGACCGCGACCTCTTCGCACTGGATGCCGTTCCTGCCGTCGATCGCCAGGCGCTCCAAGCAGACCGTAAGTGAACTGATCCGCCAGGCGGTGCGTGGCGAAGTCCGCATGACCCTGGTGTGGGAGGACACGACCGACAAGGCCCAGGCCCTGGTCGGGGTGCGGATGCATATGCGCGGGCCTGACCTGATTGCGGAAATCGTGTGGGCCACCGGCCGCGATCACAAAGCCTGGATCGATCTGCTGCCCGAGCTTGAGGCGATGCTCAAGCAGGCCGGGGCGGTGGAATGCCGGCCGATCTGCCGGCCGGGATGGAGCAAGGCGCTCAAGGCCAGAGGCTATCGCTTGACGCATCTACAGATGGAAAAGGTGCTCTGATGGGATCGAGCAGCAGTCAAACCCCGGTCACCCAGCAAACCACGCAGAACCGAGATCCATGGTCGGCGGCGCAGCCGGGCTTGATCGAGGCGATGGAGAACGCGCGGGGTTATTTCCAGAGTGATGTCGGTTACCAGCCTTTCACCGGCAACACCACGGCGCCACTCGGTGCCGACTGGACCGCGGCGGCGACCGCGGGGCGAAACCTGATTGCGGGCGAGAACTACGGCAGCGGCAATCTGGCCAACGCGCGCGGGTTTACCAACGACCTGGTACAAAACCAGGGGCTGAACAGCAATTTGCGGGACATGGCCTCGACCTTGGCGGGGCAGCAAAACCCCTACCTTCAGGGCGTCATCGACCAGCAGATGAACAAGGCCAACTCGGCCATGTCGGGAGGCGGACGCTATGGCTCGGGCGCACACAGTGCCGCCATTGCCCAAGCCATCGCTCCCACCCTGGCGCAGGATTATATGCAGCGGCAGGGCATGGCGGCCGACATCTACAGTCAGGGCCTGCAGCGGGCTGGCCAGGCCGCACAACTCACCCCGACATTGGACGATGCCCGATTTGGCAATCTCGATCGGCTGATGGGGATCGGCGCCCAGCAGCGCAGTTACGATCAAGCCCTGCTCGACCAGCAATTGAAGCTCTGGAACGCGCAGCAGGCGCGGCCGTGGGAGCAGTTAAGCCGGATGAATGCCATTCAAGGCCAAGCCGGCGGTCTGGGCGGAACTCAGGTCACATCCTCACCTGGTGCCACCCAGCCCTCGACCATGCAGAAGATCCTCGGCGGCGGGCTGGCGGGGGCCGGGATCGGCAGTTCGTTCGGCGGGCCGGCGGGGGCCGGCATTGGCGCGCTCGGCGGCGGATTACTGGGTTTGATGTAGGTGAGCCATGGCAAACAGCCTGATGGACTTGTTCAGCGGCAGCCAGCAGCAGCCGCAGGATAATCTGCAGCAAGGCGGCGGCATCAGCGGGATGTCGAATTCCCTGGTCGGCCTGGGGATGGGGTTATTGCAGCCGTACAATCCATGGGCCGGCACCAACGCCTGGAGCAATGCCCTTCAAGGTTATCAGACCGGTGCGGCGCTCGATCAGCGCACCAAGCAGCAGCAGCAGCAATTAGCGATGGAGCAGGCGCGGCTGAAGCTGGCGCAGCAGTCCGCCAACCGCGAGCCGGAAGCCATTCGCCAGCTACGCGCCGCCGGTGTGCCGCAGGAGAAATGGGCCGACTATCTCTACCCGAAGCAGGACGAGTGGAAAGCAGGGGAGGTGACCGAGCGCGAGCAGGCATATCCCTATCGTGCAAACCTGCGAACGGGTCAATATGAATGGGGTCCAATGGGGCCACCCCCCAGCCTCGCCCAGCGTCAGCAGCGCGCCGCCCCAGCCCCAGCCGGTGTGCCATTCACCGGCGGCGATCCATTCGGCACGGGACCGACTGGTGCTCTAGCTCCAGCCCCACAGGCAGCAGTGCCTGCCCCGATCGCCTCGGGTGGACCAAGTGGCACGGAGCCGCCGAAACCACCCGGCTACGACACCTGGCTGCCGTCAGTGCAGAAAGAATACGACAAGAAGATCGCGGACCTGGCCGCGCAAAGCACGGTGCCCAAACCGCTGACGGCCCACGAGCAGAGCACCATCGAAAAAGCCGACGACCTGGTGGAGGCCAACAAGCAAGCCAAAGCCAATCTGGAGTATGCCAAACAGCTTTCGCCAAAAGCGCTTTCGGGGCCACTGGTCGGAGCGTCGGAAGCGGCCGGCAGCGCTTTCCCGCAATTCATGAGCGAGCAAACCAAAAACACGATGCTGTTGCGGAACGCTGTGACAGTGAATGCGGTGACGCAATTGCGGGCAATCTTCGGAGGCAATCCAACGGAAGGCGAACGCAAGGTGCTGATTGATCTGCAGGGCTCGATCAATCAACCCGACGCCGTCCGACAGGAAATCTTTAATCGTGCGTCACAACTGGCCGACGAGCGGATGCAACAAAACCTGCAACGCAGCCAGCAAATCCGCGGCGGCACGTATTACAAGCCTGGGGGTGGTCCGACTGGCGCTCCTTCGCAAAGTAATGACCCGCTGGGACTGCGCTGATGGCAACGCTGGCTGAACTCCGACAGCAGACCGGCGATGCCTACAACGATATGAGCGATCAGCAATTAGCCGATGCGCTTTACAAGAAACACTACAGCGATATGCCGCGCGAGCAGTTCGACAGCAAGATTGGCTTGCGCGGCCCGATGCAGGGACCGGAGGACGAGCGGCCATTTCTGGAAAAGGCCACCAGCAAGGTTGGCAGCTTTCTAAAGAACGTTTACGAGAACCCGCCGCCGACGGTGGCCGGGATCCGCGACATTGTGAAAGGCGCCCCGCAGGCGGCGACCGAATTGACCTGGGGGGCCGATCCCGAAGCGGCCGAGCAGGCGGCCGGCACCATGCTGGGCGCGGCTGGCCTGGCGGTGACCGGCCCGCGGGCGCTGCAGTTTCCGGTGCGGCAACCGGCGGCACCAGCGGCCGCAGCCCCCTCGGCAACGTCGGAAATGCTGCAGGCGGCGAACCGTCAAGGCGTGCAGGTACCGCGCTATCTGGCCTCTGAGGGGACCATGGTCCCGCAGGTGGCGGCGGGTTTGAAAAACGTTCCCTGGGCCAGCGAGCCGATTGAGCGCTCGGCCACCGGCATGCTGGAGCAGTTGGGCGCTGCGCGGGGGCGGATTGCGGGGGCACCCGCGACCAGTGAAATGGCAGGGGAGGCGGCTAGCCGCGGCCTGGCCGATTGGATCAAGACCGGCAGTCAAAAACCAGTGGGCGCGGCCTACGAGGCGGCCGGCGATCTGATCAATCCGGCCACCCGCGTCCCGCTTGAAAGCACCGCCGACATGGTGGCGCAGATCATGGCCGAGCGGACCTCGGCGCGGTTGCCGGGCAAGAGCAAGGCCATCGAGAGCGTGATGCAGGCAGTGCAAGACCCGGCCGGAATGGACTACGCCGGCACCAAGCTGTTGCGCACATCCTTGGGCGAGCGAACCCCGCAGGAACTGGCGGTCAGTGGCATCAGCCCGGTCGAGCACAAGCGCATCTATGGAGCACTGAGCAAGGACCTTGGCAATGTCGTGCGCGCGGCGGGCGGACCGCAGGCCTTCGGCAAGTGGCAGGAGGCCAACGCCCTGGCGCGGTTGACCAGCATGCAGCGTCAGGCCTTGAGCAAGATCGTAGGTTCCGAAGGCCAGAATGCCCCGGAGGCAGTGTTCAGCAAACTGCTGAATTACGCCGGCAGCAAGTCGACCGCCGACATCAACCGGCTGGCATTGGCCAAGCGCGCCATGGGCCCGGAGGCGTGGGGGGAACTCGGCTCGGCGATGATCAATCGCCTGGGCGGTGGTGCCGCTGACGGCTCATTTTCCGCTGACCGCTTCGTGACGGCTTACGGCAACTTGTCGCCCCGTGCCAAAAATGAGCTGTTTTCTCCGCAGCAACGCGGCGCGCTGGAGGACTTGTTCACTGTCGCTAAGTTCATGCAGCAGCGGGTGACGCGTTACGCCAATCCTTCCGGCACATCACGTGGGCTGTTCGGGGGTGGAATGCTGACTGGGGCATTCCTGGACCCGATCTCGATCATCGGCTCTGCCGTCGGCTCCAAACTGGTAGCCGAAGCATTGTCGCGTCCCGCCATTGCGCACGCCGCAGCCGAGGCAAGCCGGGCTCAGATCAGGGGCGATCCGATGGCGGCAAGGCGCGCCATGACGCGGCTGTATCAGATCGCGGCACGGGAAGGACTGATTACCCATCAGCCGGTGCCGCGGTTGGAGGACAGGAGGCCATAATGGTCGAGCGGATCATCTACGCGCTGATCTACCTGTGTGGGATCGCGCTGTGCTTCTACCTGATCGTCTGGGTGCTGGGGGCGCTCGGCATTCATCTGCCGGCGATGGTCGTGAAC